GTTAAGTTACAACACTGACGCAGTAGTAAAACAGTTTGGCAAAGACAGTGAAACGGCACCTATTCGTAAGTATAAGTTTCAAGGACTATTTCCAACTACTATATCAGCCATCGACTTAAATTGGGCCTCGGAAAATGAAATTGAACAATTTACTGTTACCTTTATTTACGATCTGTGGGAACTTGACACCACAGCCGAATAATTTGGTGACCTAAATATTATGTAGCGCCTGGACATTTATGTTTTGGCGCTACATTATTTTATAGTATGAGCGGAGTAATTAATGAATTTTAAATTGTTCGGATATTCAATATCAAAAACCGACAAAGAACAAGCAAAAGAAAAAGCACAATCTTTTGTAGCTCCTACTAATGATGACGGCGCACTAACAGTTGAGGGCATTGGCGCTTACGGATCTTTTATAGATCTGGATGGAACATCTAAAAACGAATTTGAATTAATCACACGATATCGAGAAATGTCACTTTTACCTGAAGTGGACAGCGCCATTGATGACGTTGTAAATGAATCGATAGTGCAAAATGGGTCAAATGATGCAATCGCAATTAATCTCAGCGATGTTGACACAAAAGAACCAATCAAAAACGCAATCGAAAAAGAATTTCAAAATGTTCTTGAATTATTAAATTGGAAAGCAAACGCATACGATCTCTTTAGAAAATGGTATGTAGATGGAAGGCTATTTTTTCACACTGTATTAGACGACAAAAAGAAAGATGGTATTTTGGAATTAAGATACATCGATCCTAGACAAATTCGTAAAGTAAGAGAAGTAGAACGGCGAATGACCGAAAACGCCGTGGAATTAATAAACGTTGTTGATGAATATTATGTTTTTAATCAGCGAGGTTTAATAAGAGGCGCATCAGGTTCAACTATGTACTCCGGCGCAACTTCTTCAGTAGAAGGAATTAAAATTTCAACTGACGCTATATTATTTGTTCATTCCGGTATTGTAGATAAATTTTCTTCCACTATTCTTTCCAATCTCCATAAAGCCATAAAAGCAACAAATCAGCTAAAAATGATGGAAGATGCGATGGTCATTTACCGTATCGCCAGAGCGCCCGAAAGACGAATTTTTTACGTAGATGTTGGTAATCTTCCTAAAAGTAAAGCCGACGCATACCTTAGAGATATTATGCAAAGATATCGAAATAAGATGGTATATAACGTAGAAACCGGCGCAGTAAAAGACGACAAAAGGCATTTAAGTATGCTTGAGGATTTCTGGTTGCCCAGGCGCGAAGGATGTTTGGATTTAAATACTTCAATAGATTTACTAGACGGCCGGCAAATTACTTTAAGTGATTTAATATTAGAATATAATCAAGGAAAACAAAACTGGACTTACTCTGTTTCACCCGAAGGAGAAATAGTTCCTGGCCTGATATCTTGGGCTGGTGTTACACGCAAAAATACTGAGGTGTTAAAAATAACATTAGATAATGGCGAAGAGGTTATAGCAACACCGGACCACAAATTTATTTTGCGAGACGGCACTAAAATAGAAGCAAAAGATCTGAAACCACAAGATTCGTTAATGCCTTTCTATACGAGAGAAAAAGATATTACCCATAATAGAAATGGTAAATATCACCAAAGTTTTGACAACAAAAAACAAAAATGGCTATTTACACATAAAATAATTTCTGATTTTGTTAATGGTCCCAAAAAAGTAAATGAGGTCGTTCACCATATTAATATGAATAGACATGACAATACGCCAAGCAATTTAGAAATAATGGACAAGTTAGAGCATTTTGCATATCATTCTAAGATGGGAACTAACGCGTGGAAGAATGGCAATCAATATTCTAATGTCTCTCTCCACAATCATAAAGTTGTTTCAGTGGAAATACTTTCTGAAAGAATGGATGTTGGAACTTTGACAATTGATAAAGATCATCTATATCATGATTATCACAACTTTGCTCTATCGGCTGGCATCTTTGTGATGAACAGCCAAGGAACTTCTATTGATACTCTTCCAGGCGGAGAAAATCTTGGAGAAATGGCTGATGTTGAATACTTTCAAAAGAAATTATACAAAGCCCTCAACGTACCAGCTTCTCGATTAGATCCAGAAAACGGATTTCAACTTGGGCGAGCTGCGGAAATTACTCGTGATGAATTAAAATTTACTAAATTTATTTACCGCCTACGGACAAGGTTTTCACATTTGTTTTTGGATCTTTTAGAAAAACAATTGGTCCTTAAATCAATTATAAATCGCGACGAATGGGATGTATTTAAGGAAAAAATTAAATTCGATTTTGCAGATGACAACCACTTTACAGAATTGAAAGAATCTGAAGTTTTAAGAAACAGATTAGAATTAATTCAACTTATAGATCCATATACACATAAATATTTTTCAGTAAGTTGGATTCGAGAGAAAGTTTTAAAACAAACCGCAGACGAGCAAAAACAAGTCGATAAACAAATTGTGTCGGAAAAAGGTCAATACGATGATCCAAAAGAAGCTGGCGAAGCTGACGAAGAAATGACCAATTTTGACGATAGTAGCGATTTTAAGAAAGATAAACCTGACAAAAAAGATAAATAATACTTATGACAAACAATAAAAAAATAGAAAAAATAATTAAGCTGGCAAGGGATAAAAACCTTACCGAGTTTCGCAAACATCTTAAATCTCTTTTAAACAGCAAAATTGCAAAGAAATTAGATGAAAAAGAAAGAGAACTCTCAAAAAAAATGTTTAAGGACGCGAAAAAGTAAATGAAACTTATCACTGAAGTTAACGAAAACGTAGCATATAAAATTTTAACCGAAGAAAAGTCGGGCAATAAAAATTATTTTATTGAAGGCATTTTTATGCAAGCGGAAGTAACAAATCGAAACGGCCGAAGCTATCCCAAAGAAATGTTGCAAAAAGAAATTATGCGATATGTGGGCGAGTATGTAGAAAAAAATCGTGCTTTTGGTGAACTAGGTCATCCAGATGGACCAACGATAAATCTTGATCGTGTGTCTCACATGGTAACAGAACTACGAGAAGATGGAGACAATTTTATCGGTAGAGCAAAAATATTAACTGAACTGCCTAACGGAAAAATTGTAAAAGCTTTTATTGATGCAGGAGCATCACTAGGTGTATCTTCTCGTGGAATGGGATCGTTGAAAACTGAAGGCACAGATACTGATGTAGTCCAAGACGATTTTTATCTTGTTACGGCAGGAGATATTGTTGCAGATCCGTCGGCACCTGAAGCCTTTGTAAATGGCATTATGGAAGGTAAAGAATGGATTTGGGCTAATGGTTTAATTAAAGAAAAGCACATTGCAAAATACAAAAAAACAATTGACAAGGCTCCTGCTAAAAAAATCCAAGAAATAAGTATACAAGCGTTTGCAAATTTTATGCACAAACTTAGCAGAAGGTAACAAGTGCAAATTACTTTGAACGATTCGATTAACTCAGCCGAGGAGTTTGGATTTCATAATATTAGCTTAATTCAATCTGTACAACCTATTGGAATAGCCTCGGAAGAAACTTTTGGATCTTTTATAATTGGAAATATTCTTTGGATAAATAGTATCGATTCCAACGAAGGACACGGCAACCATTGGGTTGTTAATCACGGCGACAAATCTAGGATTAAAATATTCGCTAGACACCGAAATTATAAATATAACTTTGATCGGTAAATTTTAAAGGAAATATAATATGGCTAATGCACTATATGACAAAGGACGTGAAGCTTTTCTCAACGGCCAAATTGACTGGCTAAACGATGACATTCGAGTTATTTTAGTTGATTCTGCCGATTACGCCGTCAATCTTGCTACTCATAATTTCCTGGACGATGTTGGAGTTGCCGCTCGTGTTGCAGTTTCTTCATCACTTCTATCCAAAACATCTACTGACGGCGTTGCCGATGCCGCAGACATAAGTTTTACTATGGTAACAGGCGATCCATCTGAGGCACTTATTATTTATAAGCATACGGGAACGGAATCGACTTCTAATTTAATTGCATATATTGATACTGCAACTGGAATTCCTATTACTCCGGCCAACCAAACAATCAGTGTTCAATGGGATAATGGTGCTAACAAAATTTTTAAACTTTAAATTAGAAAGATTGTGCAATGGCTTTTGATCGGAGACGACAAGAAACAAAACAGCCGTACGAAGAATGGCCTACAGAAATTAGTTTTGGCTATTCCGGTGGAGCATTTTATCTTCCACCTGGGGCAAACCAAATTGTATCTTCAGAAGCCTTTGCAGTAAAATGGCATAGAAGAGACTCTGATAACAAGACGGACGCCAGTCTTGAAATCTTACAGTCAACTACACCAGTAATTATAAATCCGGGAAGGACTAAATTGGTGATTTTGATTAAAGGCGGTATGCATGATTATGATTATCAAATAACAATTAGAGTTGTTTTTGATAACGGCGCCAAACTTGAAGAAGAATTACTTATCAGAGTCCGTGAGGACTAGATTTATTGAATTATAAATAATTAAAAGCAACAACTAAGAATCTTAGTTAAGGAGATTATAAATGGCATTTAAAAACAGACGCAAAACTTTGAGAAACATTCGTGAAAACACAAACAATGGCGTTGGCTTGCCCACACACCCCCATGGTTTTGACGCGCAAATTCCTGATTCTTTTTTGATGCAAGGCCCCAACGAAGGAACCGGCCTTAAACTTCCTGTACATCCTCACGGGCATGAAACAGAAATTCCTGATTCTTTTTTGACGATGGGTTCTAAAGTCGTTCGTGATATTTTTGACGGACAACTAATTGCCAATAGATCAGGTAAGTATGGCGGTAACCAGGCTGTACAAATTCCAGAAGAAGCCGACGATAAAGATTTGGCTAAACTAAAAGCCATGAAAGAAACCTACGATAACGACGAGTTGGACGAAGAAGCCGACGATAAAGATTTGGCTAAACTAAAAGCCATGAAAGAAACCTACGATAACGACGAGTTGGACGAAGAAACAGACGATGAAGAAATGGCTAAACTAAGGGCCATGCAAGAAATTCACGGCGACGAAGATGAGTTGGACGAAAGAACAGACTACGAAAAAATGGCCGAACAAAGAATCATGGAAGAAACCTACGGCGACGACGACTATGAGTTGGGCGAAGAAACCGACGATAAAGATTTGGCTAAACTAAAAGCCATGAAAGAAATGGCCGATGCGGAAGATGATGACAAGGAAATTTCTGAAGAAGAAGAAAAAGAATTGGAAGAGCAAAGACGCGCCGAAGCCGAACTTGACGCAGCACTAGATGAGGAAGATGACGCGGATCTTAAAAAGCATATCGAAGCTTTAACAAGCGACTCAGATCTTCCAGAGTCATTTAAAAGAAACGCTGCAACGATATTTGAAGCGGCTGTTAGAACGGCATCAAAAAAACGGATAACAGTAGCTCGCAATAGAATTGAAAAAGCGGCCGCACAAAAGCTAAGCAGAAGAAGTTCAAGAATTTCTGAAGCATTAACCACCAAAGTAGACGGATATCTCGATTATGTTGTTGAAGAATGGATTACAGAAAATGAAGTAGCAATTGAATCTGGCCTTAAATCACAAATAGTTGAAAAATTTATTCATGGTTTAAAAGGACTTTTTGAAGCGCACTACATTGAAGTACCTGCTAACAAAACTAATATTTTGGCCGAGCAAGCACGCAAAATTGCAGGACTAGAATCAGAATTGAACCAGTCACTTAACAGAAATGTTAATCAGCGTAAAAAACTCACATCTTTAGAAAAACGATCCGTTGTTCAAAACTTGTGTGGTGGTTTGACTGTTTCAGAGGCAGTTAAATTTTCACAACTCTGTGAAGGTGTATCTTTTGAAAATGCAGAAGCATATAAAGAAAAGCTAAGTATTGTTAAAGAAACTTACTTTCCTAAAACTTCAAAGCGAATTGGTAGTTTAGATAATGCGTTATTGACAGAAGGCGGTATTCGTCAATCAGAAAAAGATTCACCAAACAGTGAAGTCGATTCGATTGTAGATGCCATTTCACGTATGGTGAAAAAATAAAAAATATAAATACTTTTATAACTTTATAAAGTAGATTAATTAGGAGATTTGCACATGTATCTTTCAGAAGAACTTCAACATAAATGGGGGAAAGTATTGGAACACAAACTCCTCCCAGAAATAAAAGATCCCCATAAAAGAGCAGTAATATCTATATTGCTTGAAAACCAAGAACGTGATATGAGGGACAAAGGAACTTTGGGGCACAACATGCTTACCGAAGCCAGCCCTCCTACAAACAGTCACTCCGGCTTTCCGACCAGTAACCCAAACATTGCAGGTTATGACCCAATTTTGATTTCGTTGCTTCGACGTACACTTCCAAACCTTATGGCGTTTGATGTTTGTGGTGTGCAACCGATGAACGCACCGACCGGACTTATCTTTGCATTGAAAAGTAGATATAATAGTCCTGCCGGGCCGGAAGCCCTACATTTTGAAGCGGACACACAATTTAGTGGCGATCGTAGCGGCCCAGTACATTCGGATCCTCTTGATCCTTTTGGACCTCCAACAACTGGCACAGCTATGTCTACCTCTGCCGCAGAGCGACTTGGTGGCGGCTCTCCAGGTGATGGTGTTTTTGGTGAAATGGGCGTTTCAATTGACAAGATTTTGGTTGAAGCTAAGTCGCGTGCTCTCCAAGCAGAATACTCAATGGAAATTGCACAAGATTTGAAAGTAGTTCACGGTCTTGATGCTGAGAGCGAACTTGCAAATATTCTTTCAGCGGAATTGCTTGCTGAAATTAACCGTGAAATTATTCGAACCATTTATATTAGTGCAGTTCCTGGTGCACAACAAGACACAGCCACCGCCGGTGTGTTTGACTTGGACGTAGATTCAAATGGACGCTGGTCTGTTGAAAAATATAAAGGTCTGATGGTTCAAATGGAACGTGACGCTAACGCAATTGCTAAACAAACTCGGCGTGGTCGGGGCAACTTTGTTATTTGCGATAGTGATACCGCTTCCGCACTTAGCGTGGCAGGACTTCTTGATTGCAGTTCAAATCTAAAAGACAACCTTAACGTTGACGATACTGGTTCAACTTTTGTTGGTGTTCTAAATGGCCGATTTAAAGTGTATGTTGATCCTTACGCTCCTCTTACAACGAATTTTTATGTAATGGGTTATAAGGGTGCAAATCAATACGACGCCGGACTGTTTTA